GGCTAAGATGGCTGAGAAATCTGCCGTCAAAGTGGCATTTAGAGGAATAGCTGCTGCGGCGGGTCCTCTTGGTTGGATTGCTTTAATTATTCTCACTTTATGGGATGGATTAACTGATGCGTGGGATACATGGCAATCTACTGGAAGTTTGTATGAAACAATCAAAGCAGGTATTGCTGGACTTGTTGACTCACTTACATTCGGTTTATTCGATAAAGATACGGCTAAAAAAGTAATTGATGGAACTGTGGATTTCGTAAAAAACTTTCCTGAAAGATTATCAAACTTCATTAACGATACATCAGATCACATTTTTACATTTGTGAATAATGCTATCGATAAAATGATGGAAATGAATCCACTAAAAGAAAAACCTTTAAGTGAGAAAGAACTTGGCAATATTGTAGATCAACAGAAAGCAGCAGAAGAAGCAGCAAGGGCGGAAGCAGAGAGACAGAAAAAAGTAGCAGAAAATTTAGCCAAGGCACGTGAAATCATATTAATGAAAACTGAAGAGCGTGATAGGTTACTGGATGAAGTCGCTGTGTTGGAAGAACAAGCAAGTGGTAAACCATCAGAGACAACTAAAAAACTTCAAGAAAAAAGAGAAGAATTGCGTACATCCGAAAAAGGTTTGGCTGATGCTATTCAGCGTGAACAACAGGCAAAAAAAGAAGCATATGCACCAAAACCCTCTGCGCCAGGCGGTATCCCTCCATCAGCACCGACAAAAGTTTCGGGTCGTGATGCTCTTGTAAAAATTATTGTTAAAGAACTACAAGATGCGGGTATAACAAATCGTTTTGCAATTATTGCGACATTGGCTAACGTGCAGAAAGAAACGGGCTTTAAAAACTTCGAAGAAAATATTCTAGCATACAAAAACACACCAAACGATAGAATTCGTCAAGTGTTTACAACTAGAGTCAAAAATTTCTCTGATGCAGAGTTGCACGAAATAAAAAAGGACCCATATAAATTTGCTGAAGTCATTTATGGCAAAAATAATCCCATTGGTAAAGGCATGGGTAACACCGCTGAAGGTGATGGTTTCAAATATATCGGTCGTGGTTTTATTCAGTTAACCGGTAAAAACAACTATGCTTTATATGGAAAATTAGCTGGTGTAGACTTAGTAAACAATCCAACACAGTTACTTGATCCTATTGTCGCTGCAAAAGTGACAGCACAATTTATTCTTAAAGCAGCAGGCAGTAAAGTTAATTCATTTACTTCTCAATCAGAAGCCAATCGTGCAATTACCCAAGCAATTGGTGGTAAGGCTCTCAATCTAGACAAAGGTATTGGTGCTGAAATTCTAGCCAAGGTTGACAAATATTCATCAGACTTTAATGGTGTTGAGTTATCAGCAACAAGCAAAGAAGTATCACAGGGGCAAAGAGAACAACTTAAACCTAAAGATGCTGATGTGGTTAATGTATCTCAAACAAATAATACAAAGAGTTATGATACAAAAACCGTAGCACCAAGGAAAAGTGACTCTAACGAAGTAATGACGGCAAGAGTAGCATGATAAGAGAAATATTAGGTAAATCCATTTCAAATAAACTGTTTGGTTTATCGAAACAGGATAAAGAAAAAGAAGAGCAAAGAAAAAATACTCTTCTTGGTGTTTCTGCACTCAAAATAATAGCCAAAAACATGCTCGTTCTTCCCCGCATGGGTAGAGACTTGAATGCATCGGCAAAAGGCTTTAGTAAATTTTTTGCAAACGAAACAGGTGAAAAACCTGCAAAAGAAAGTTTGTTGAGCAAACTAGCACCACTCAAAGATCAAGTTACACAAGTAAAACTAAAAGAGCCGAAAGAAAAAAGAGAAAAAAAAGAAAAGAAACGCAAGTCATTGCTTGAAATAATCTTTAAGCCATTGATTACAGCGGCTACTCTTTTATTTACAGTCTTTATCTTCAATAAAGATTTGGTACTTGAAGTTTTGGAAATGTATGGTGGCGTTGAAGGCATTATTGGTTCGGCACTAGATTCACTCTATTCTTCAATCACTGGATTTTTCTCATCGTTTAATTTTGGGGAAATTGTGACGGATGAGATGTCAACTTTTATTGAGTTCATTTCTTTTGGATTAATCACAAAAGATGATGCAACCAAAGTCTTAGAAGGTATTGGCACTTTCATCAAACCAGTAACAGACCGAATAGGTTCATTTATTGGCGGTATTGCAGATTGGGTAAAAGAAAAACTTATGTCTTTTGGTCGTTCACTCGACAAAGGACTTGGTGTAGAAACGGCAGGTGTTAAAGAAGAAAGAAGAAAAGCACTCGAAGAAGACCCATACGCAAATGCAGTAGAAACAATCAAGGCACTTGATGAAGATATTTCTCTACTCAAATGTAGAGTCGTTTCACTTAAAGAGTATCTTGAAAATAAAAAGGAATATGAAAAAGAAAAAGCGGAAGGTCGTGCGGTAAGAGAAGCACCTACTCCACCTCCAGTAAATTTACCAGTAAAACGTGTTTCAGAAAAATCCATATTTTCTACTGCACCACTAGCAACACCCATCAAAGGAACTCCTAGTGATGTACCATCCGGTCAAATTGTAACTAAAGCAGATGGACCATTAGATAGTCTTACAAAAAAAGCGGATCCTAATGTAGACACATCCAAATTTAATCCTGAGTTTCAGCGCCGCCTTGAATTAATGGCAACAGCATTCAAACAAGAAACAGGTAAGATGTTGCTTATTACTTCTGGTTATCGTAGCAATGAAAAACAAAAAGAACTATATGATGCAGACTTAGCAAAAAACAATGGCAAACCAAGCGGCAAAGTAGCACAACCAATGGCACCTTTAGGGCAAGGTAAAGGTAGTGTTCACATGAAAGGTCTTGGTATCGACATTAACAGTAAAGGTGATTCTGGTTTAAATGTTCTTGCGGGTAGTAGAGACAAGCCGACTGGTTGGTTAGAAAAATTCGGACTGATTCGTAACGTTGAAGGTGAAGATTGGCACGTTACCATTGGCGGCGCACCACCAACTCCTGATGATAAAGAAGTACCTGATAAAAAAGGTAATGCAGTTGATGTTGCTACTGGTAAAGTTGTGCAAGGTGCTGATGTAGGTAAATCGTCAAACGAAATTGCAGCAGAACAACGTCAACAATCCAAACCAAAGAATCCTACAGTTATAAATGCTGGTATAACAAACAACAACACTGTCATTAGAGAAGAAAAGATTCTCAAACCGGCATAAAAAAACGCCACCCGAAGGTGGCGCCGCAGTTGATTAAGATAAAGGAGGATTTAATCTTCTGCTAGAGACTTAAAGTAATCAAGTTCTTCATCATCTAAATCAGGTGAAGTCTTTGGTGTAAAGTCTTCAGCCTTAGTCTTTGATACTGGTGCAGCACCACTCAGACCCAAAACCTTGTCTAGTTTAGACTTCAGTTCATCATATGACTTGAAGTGTTTAGGATCAAGAAACTCTTTGAGTGAGTGTTCTTTTTTCCACAATGCTTCAAGTTTAGCATCATCACCATCAAGCAAAGGTGAAGATTTTTCAAATTCAGACTTGTCATAGTTACGATAGCCTTCAACTTGACGAATCTTTAGTTTGAAGTTTGCACCTTCCCAGAAATCAAAAGGATTAATTGGCTTCTCATCTTCGAACTGAGGATTCATAGCCTCAGTAATTTTGTCGAAGATTTTTTTGCCAAATTTATACAACCTGACTTGACCTTCATTATCTGGATTTTTAGGATCAGAAACGACATAAATGTTTGCAATATAAAACAAACGGCGTTTCTGTTTACGTGCAATTTCTTTGTTCGCTTCAATACCAGAATTCCACAACACAGAGTTGTACTCTGATACTGGATCTTTCTGATTCAAAGTAGTCAAAGAGTTTTCAATGTACCAGCCGCCTGGACCTTGAAAGCCATGATCAAATAAACGAACCCAAGGAAGTGCTTCATCACCATCTGCTGCTGGTCCTGGCAGAAAACGAATTACTGCCATGCCATTGCCTGCTTTGTCTACTTCTGGCTGCCAAAAACGATCATCGCCTTTAGAACCTTCTGTGGGGGTATTGATTGATTCAACCGCTTTGGTGAGTTTGTCGAACGAATTGCGGTTGCTTTTAAGTTTGGAAAAATCCATATATTACCTCGTATAAGTTAGTATGTTAAATTGTATGTGCATCTTGTCCACATGATTCATTATATACTTTTATATATGTGTCGTCAAGTACAGACTGCACAGTTTTTATCGTTTTAGCCGTGTCTTTGTGAAGAATGCCTATGCCGCCTGCCATATTAAAATCATCAATGACATCTTGAGTATCATCAATGAGTATAATATCAGATTTGGCATAGTTTGCTTTCAAATGACGACCAGGTACGATATTGGCTGTAAAGTCAATGTGGTGCCTTTTCAACCAAACCTTTTTCTGCCGCTTCACCTCTTCATGATGCATACGGCCACCAGAAGAAGAAAGTATCTCAATCGGTATGTCAAGTGTAAGTATAAACTTGAGTAGTTCTTTGCCACCTGGATACCATTCAAGTGTTTCAAAGTTATTGCCATCTACAAAACGATTCCAGTTATCATCGTGTTTCTCACCACGTTCACGGCTGCTTGCCGCTTTTTGCTTAAAAATTTCTTTATACCGAGCATTGAAGTCTGATAGTACACCATCCATATCAAGATATATTTTCTGTATTCGCATCGTATTCCTTTTTGAGTATGAGTTTGTATTTTGTTGGTTCGAATGGTATGAACGGTGTGTACTTTTTTATTTTTCGGCTGATGTTTGGATAATGAATAGTGTCAGCAATTTTTGTATCCCATGACGGTAAAAAGTTGAGTAGTTTGTTTAATATGCAAATTGATTCAAGTGAAATTTCATCATGTAAAAGTTTCTGTAGCAATTCTGGATACTCACCGTCATGTACTATTAATGAATCATTTGGGCTCTCCTGACTCATTAGTGCTTCAATGTCGTTCGTAAAGGTATATGTCAAAGATTGTATTACTTTCTGACGTTTGCGATATTCGGCACTGGATTCTTCCATAAGAAGGTTGCCCACCCAAACATTAGGGTCGTGAACGAGATTAGCAACAATAAAATCACGACCTTGTTCTTCATTGGTAAATCTGCGACTCAATTTATAGAAGTGCCATTTATCTTTACGATTCTCAAATGCACCAATACTTGTGCTTACTTTACCATTATACTTAAAGTAATCGTAAGAATCTGAATTGAAGTGGAGTTTAAGAGAAGTGTATAAACAGAATGCTTCATAGCCCGTCATATCGGTAAACGATTGCCTTTCACTTTTAACATATTCAAACGCTCTGCTTGTTCGTGTATTTTTGCTTTTAGATTTGGTGTAATGAGTGAAGCAGCAACCTCCAACTCCAAACCAGTTTCTTTACAGTGTTCGGTGATAGCCTCAAGATATGTGTAATCTGTATTGGCCACCAGTCGTTCTATCTGCAAAGAAAACTTCAGCATTTCATCTTTTGTCGGCATTTTATCTGTACGACATCTTTGCACCGCCTAATGTTCCTGGCATATCAGTTGACCATGAATACATTTGTTCTGTGGTCAAAGGCGCCATTGTAGGATATTGATTCAATGAAGACAAATCAATTGGCTTTATAGCGGCTATGTCGGCTGTAGTTAATGCTTGAATAGGTTCAGTTTTTAAACCAAATGGCCAGTTGTTATTTGGAATATTCTCAAAACTAAACTTTGGTTGTTCTGATATCTTTTGCTGTCCTGACTGTATGGCTTCACCGTATTCAAAATCATCAAAAGGTACAACTTGAATCTGACCATCAATTTCGTAACCACAACCTCTTAGAAAATCCCTAAATTGATTGAGAATGTCATCAAGGAATAATTCACTGAAATTCATTTCAAGACTTTTGTTGCCATCACCCGAATCAAATCGAATTGTAAAATTGTGGTTATCAACATCAAAATTCATAATATATCTCCCTTTTTATTTACGATTAGCAGCATGTGCAATACAAACAATATCATCACTTTTGGCATATGAACACCGTACGGTTAGTGGATCAATGCCTTTTGCAATAGCGTTTTCAATATTTGCTGCCATTAATTTACGGTCATTTAAACCGTAGATACACACCGCAGCAACGATTGAAAGTAAAACCAAAGTAACTGAAACTGTGGTTATACTACTCAATCCTTTCTCCATCATCTTCTCCTTTTTGCTTGATAAAATACTCATGAATTTTTCTTTGCCTTATTATAGAATAAATGTCTGCCTATTTGAGCAGTGTATCTCATATTATTCCAACCTGGTTTTACATAGTCTGCATGAAAGAACAAAGCACCTTTTGTTGGATCTTTAAACTTCTCAGTGTAAAGATAGAACGCCAATGCTAACTCAGTTACACTATTATACAACGAATTGCTCTCCAGTGTCAAGAGTCCTTTTCTCATCATATCCTTAGGACGATTTTCACATACCCATGAGAATTGGCAAACAGTGCCAACTTTTTGTTTCACAACGCCACAATAGGTATCTGGAAACACGCCAGACTGCATTCGGTTGTGTGTAACAAATGCTACAGCAAGCTGACCTAATCTTGGTTCCAATCCTGCTTCGAAATACATGTTCTGTGCTAGGCATTCTACTTCAGCCCTTGCATCGGGTGATAAATCTTGTAGTTGAACCCTAGGCTCAATCGGTACTTTTATTTGTGCTGCTGCATGTCCAATGTAAATAACAAATGCTGCAAATATACTACAAAGTAATAGTGTGATGTAACGCATACTTTCTCCTATAAGTTAGGAGTGTGCCGAAGCACACTCGGTCCCATCAGGCAGACTTTTTGCTCTGTGATTTTTCTGCTGTAATGTTCGAAACGAACCCATTCAAGGACATTGCCTTGGTAATGATATCGTTTTCTGTGGGATAAGTTGGAAAGGCTGGATGTTCAGGTATCGCTTGTCCGTTTAGTTTAGCGGACTCTACCTTTACGTGCCATTCATTGGTTAGGCGATCTTTGTTAGAGTGGTACTCTTCCAACAATAGTTCTTTCGCCATTTTTAGAAGTTCAAGACGAATCTCGAACGGTGTCAGATTACTCATTTGCTTCTCCTGTGTTGTGTGTGTTTACTGGCGAAGTGTGTGTGATGCCAGTACATATATTTAGTTATTTTGTGCGTTCAATCCCACAATCCACGGTAGTATTTGCCAAAAAGGCGTAAACCATTGTCAATGCGGTCATACACTTTTCTTATACCATCATAATCACAAACATATGTGTGATTTGGTCCGTGTTCCATTCGTTTGAGGTTTGAATGTTCATCATCAGGCACAAACACCATATCAATTTCACCAGAACTATATTCGTTTTCCCATGAATCATCAACAAGATGCTCGAAGGCAAAAATCATTTCATCAAGCACCCAATTCCATCGTGCATGAATGTCTGCTTCACCTTCTTTGATTGTGTGTTCTTTATAAAAATCAAATGTAGATTGTGAATCATAATCTTCAGTTGTTGTCGCACGAAGATGTTCTGGCACATCTTCCAAATCAACAAAAGGTGAACCGTGTTTTGTTTCTTTGAGTTTCTTCAACATCGGAAGAATGATTGGTGAAAGTGTGTGATCCATATTCCACACATCCCAGTAATCAATCTTGATATAGTTGATTCGTGGGTGAACAAAGTCAAGAAACTTCATCCATGCTACACAGAATGGCTCAAGAATATTTTTGAGGCGTTCGATGATTGGTTCGTCATAATCAATTTCACGCCAAAAGAAAACTTTCTCCAGTATTGTGTATGGAGAAACCCAATGACTACGATAGTTTGACAAATAGATTTTCATGGTAAAAAAATGTTTAGTGGGGGATATTGGTTAATAAGGAATCCCCCTAAACCCCAACTAGCAATTTAGGCTGCTAGTGCGTAACGCTCATCGTTTGCGTTTACTTGTTTTGCTTGATTTACAGTCATCGCCTACTGTGTTGCCTTCTCCACTATCTCACCCTGTCGAAACCATGTCTGGCCCCTCAGAAGCACACAATGTATAATATGCTTTTGGTGGACCAGGTGGGAGTCGAACCCACGTCCAGAATGCCTTCACTTTGAAGGGATTACAACAATTCTATTCTTTACTTTCAACTAGAACACATCGTGCAGTAATGTTATCTCTACCTCTCACTAACAATATTGCTGCTTCAACACACTCTTCAAATCTGTCGTATGTTTTCCATCTCATTTCTACTGGTTCACTACCTGCCATAATTACTGTTACAAATAGTGCATAGAACATTGAATTACTCGTTTTATTTAATTAAAGCACCTAATTCATCACGAATTTGTAGGTTATCTATATTCATCATAAAACTTCTTAATGACCAAGTGGCAATTCCATCTTTACCTTTTATATTAAAACTATCATTATAACTTTTACTTTTTAAAGATTGTTTTACAGCTTGTGCAAAGGTACTATTGGTTTGAAAATCTTTTTCTAGTTTTTCTTTTCCTAATTTTTGAGCATATCTCCAAAATTCACTATCATACGCCGAACCAGAAAAATAGTGCATTGCTATCATCGACTCTATTTCATCCACGATAGAATCATAAAAGAAATTTGCTTTTTGTAAATCATACTCTTTAAGTTTCCACAAACTTATAGAAATTCTATTCAAAATAATGGCAACTGATGTTGATGTTGCTTCTAACGGTTCTAAAAAATAACTAGCGTTGCCATTATAAAAAACTCTATCGGTAAAATTATTTTTTCTTGAGTAATTATTAAATTTTAATTTTCTTTCTAACGCAGGTTTTAAACCGAATTCATCTAAGATGTCCTGTACGTCATTTTTTATATCTTCTTCTGTGCAAAATTTATCATTGTAAATATATCCAATCGCACATCTATTCTTCAAAGGTATACCAAATACCCAACCATATTTTTTCGCAAAGGTTAAAGTATATAAAAACTTAGGTAATTCCCAAGGACATTGAAATATCATTGCAGAATTTACTGGTATTGCATCATGAGTATTATAATCATCAAAACTTTTTGGAGAACCAGTAGATACTGTCACATAATCGCTATCAATTTTATTCGGATCAATAATATTTGATTCTATGATTTTGACACGTGAATTATTTTTCAATCTTTCAAACACATAGTCTTGAAATTGTAAGGCATTAAAGTGTATGCCATAATCACCCAAAGGAAATGTGTGTACGTATTCTTTTCCTTTGCCCCAATTCCTTTTCCAAACACCAAGTTTTGGTGTGGAATTAATTTTATCCATGTCAACACTATCTACACCTAAAGTATCGGATATGTTTCTTGGAAATATAAGAGTTGTGCCTTCTCCAACTGGTGCAGTTTCAATGTTTGGGTCATATATCCAATCAATCTCCCAATCAGTGTATCTCAAATAGTGTGCAACTGTTAAACAACCTACAGTTCCTTTTCCCACAACGGCGATTTTTTTCATAATATATTATTTTACAGTAATACCATCTTCTTTCAACATTGCATTAAATTCGTTTCTCTTGGAAGCATACCAGCCCCATGAACCAAAGAATGTGGTACCAGGATTTGGTCCACATTCTCTCAAATAATTATCGAGTCTTTCGTAATATTCTTTTTCACTGATTGTCATAATTATTCCGTTGTAAATCTTGCAGAACCTTTACTTGTTCTACCAGGTTTCAGCGGCTTATCAGATTTTGGTTTTGTTTCTGTTTGAAACGGTGCATGTGCCTTATTAAAGGCCATTTTTCCTACGTTCTCTGTCTTGCCGTGGCCTGGGAATCCTGTTTTGTTTGTTCCATGTAAGGTCGCTGTTTTTCCATCATGATGTAAGATTGAGTCTTGATTATAATGTTCTCCATGTTTTTTAACATCATGGAGTAGTTGTTTGCCGTGTTCATCTCCTTTTCCTTTTGCATGTACCAAAATAGACTTCTCTTTACCACCTTCCCAATGACCTTCTACTTCTTTGTGAGTATAGCCCTGTGCAGTGAGTTTCTTTTTCAGTTCTTCGTGGTTCTTTTTGTTTTGCTCTGGCGACACTTCGTCATGTGGTCGCTGTGAAGAAAGGATCGCATAATGACGACCTTCTTCTGCATGTTTGTGCAATCTTGCTAGTGGATTGCCTTCATCTAGTTGTGTATGTTGTTTGAATGATAGCATGATGCCTCCAAAATGTCAAGCATATTTATTAATATACTCCATTAATGGTTGCCGATAGTCATGAATCTGTTTCTCAAAAATCTGTGCTGGTCCTTCTTCGGTAGCAATCACCACTACAATATCATCAATCCAGATGCCAGTTCGTTCAGCAAACATCAGAGCATATGCTGTACATTGCATAAAGTAGTTCTGAATATACTCTTCATCTTTCTGCTTGGTGGAAGTTTTGAAGTCAATAACCGACAACTTACCGTCCCATTCAGCAATCAAGTCAACACGACCAGCAACTCTGAGTTTATCGGAATATAATGCCTGTTCTTGTGCATAGATTTTACCAACGCTTCGATCAAGGTCTGGCTTGATTTTGAAGAATAGTTCTTTCATATCGGGCATCAGCATTTGCATCTTCATTTCGGATATCTCATTATTGAGATAATCTTCACAAATCTTATGCACTTTTGTACCACGATTTGATGCCTTGCGTGATATTTGATTTGCACGTTCTTCACCAACAGCCTGACGCCATTCATAAATGGCTTGCTTGCCATAATGCGAAAGTACCGTAGTGATAGACTTATACTGGTTACCCTCAGGCGTAGTATAAATCCTACCACTATCGGTAGTTTCGGCGTTTAAATCAAATTGGAGTTGAGGTAAACTTACATGTTCAAATATTCGCATTATGTAAAATAGTGATTTCGGCTGTGATGTGGATAACTTTGTCTAGGGTACTTCTTTTCAATCTTTGCAGTGATGTTTTCTTTTTCCATTTGAGAAATTTCTGTAGTCATTTCTTTTTCAAGTTCTCTTGTAATGTATTCGTTCAGTAATGCCACTTTTTTATGCAAAGATTTTTTAGCCATATACGCTCCTTTGTGAAGGTTCGCATAATATAATTACTGCCCAAATTTTCCTAAATGTTTATCTACAAGCCGTTGTGTTTGTGCTTCTTTGATAGATTTCTTACCGTGTTTATTGGCCACAGAAGATTGTTTGTGGTTCTCGGAAACTTTTGCTAGAACTTCTTTAAATCCGTCTGGTACTTTACCAGTGATTGATACGCCACTGACAATAGACATGGCGCCAAGATGAACTTGTTGTATGTGTGGATTCGTTTTAAGATATTCTTCTTTGCTTGAAATGCTTAGAAGTTTCTCGAATGTTTCACCAGTTTCAGTATTATAAAAATCGTATGTTGGCATTATGCAGGTATGTACCAATTGGGTATAGAACGTTTTGTCCATCGTGCAAAACGTGTCTTTTTTTCATTATAGTATTTATGATATGATGCTAGTGAATTGCCGGTTATTTTACAATCATCAGGCATTGCAGGTGTAGGTTCAGTTTCACTTAAACCAACTGGAATTTTTTCTGGTAGTTTTGCCAGATCATCTCTCAGTCTTGCACATGCATGAACTTTACCATAACGATATGTATACTCGTCAAGTAAATAGCACCACATTTCATAGAGCCATTTGTAATTCAAATGATTTGCCCGAGCCCAAACATTTGACGGATGATTAACATGTGATGCTTTCATCAATCGCTGTTCACGATCATCGGGCAAACGCCAACGTTTAATCTTACGACCGTTTGCAGTCAAGTCATAATACTCTTGGCCGTCACGAATTCGATGCGCCGTTGACAATAATTGTGCATACTCAATAATCATCTTAACCACGTGCTTATCGCAGTGGTATTCGGCGCATGTTTTCGGATTGTGGTCTAGATAAAAGATGTTCATCAGAAACAAAAGAATTTGCAACTTACATGACCTTCAGAAGGTCGATTTTTTTGTTGCATTTGTAAATGTGTGAGTTCTTTCAAGTGCTGATACTTGAGTTCAGCCTCACGGCGTTCCATTTCACGTTCTAATTGTTCAACACGAACAATTTTTTCACGCAACAGTTCTTGATCATTCAGACTGCGTGGATTCATAACAGGATCACGAACAGTAGTGCCACATGCTGTCATAAGCAGCAGTGGCGCAAGAAAAATTAATTTACTTTTTGTCTTCATCTTTATCCTCTGGTGTCATCTTACTCATAATATAAACCAATGCAATAAATTGCACGGCACCGTGGGAACCACCCATAGCAATAAGAGCCATGAAAAAAACAACGATATGAAATTTTTGGCGCTCAGTAAAGAGATTGCCATAGAAATTTGCTGTACTAATAGCTTCAACGGCTTGTTCCTCAATCTGTAGATATTTGGTAACAAGCCACTGTTTAAGTTTTGACATTTTCACCTCATAAAAGAAGGGGCACGTGGATGTCTCCCGACATTCATTGTTGTTTAATGGCGAGCCTATTGCAACGCTGACGGCAGCCACCCCGAAACTGATTACTCGGTGATTTCGGTTACTTCATCCTCAATCACAGGTGCGACAGGTGCATCGACCTTAGCAGGTTTTGCAGCCTTAGTTTTGGCAGGTTTTGCCTTCAAAGCGGCCAAGGATTTCACTGGCTTACTTGCAAACTTACTGGCAGAAGGTTTGAGTGTAGCCTGACCAGGCACAAACGACTCAGCACCAACGGACTTCAAATAGTCCTTGATAACTTGAGGATTTGTAATCTGATAGCCAGTCACATTACGACCATCTTTGATAACCTTCACAACACCATCAGTATTGGTTTTGATGTGCCAGATATAGGTTGACAAACGATAGGTATAGATATCGTTACCAAGTTTAGATTCAATCTCATCTTTAGTAACAACATTACCTTCTTGCAACAGTGTCAACAGTTTGACAAAAGGAGGCAAAGAGCCTGATTTGGTACGTGCCATAATAAAAACTCCTATTCAACAATGGAAACTACATGATAACATGATACTGTAACTTTGGCAAGCATTACAATACCTCGTTTTTCCGACCAAGACCTGCCGGATTGATACCAGGAGTAACATAGACATAATTACCCTTGTGCATCGGCGCCGTACAGGACGCTACATCAGCCACAATCTCACGGTCGGTAGGTGAGAGTTTGTGATAGTCTTTCATAATACCAGTTTTAGTCAAAGCGCCTTTGTGAGTGTCTGGAAGACTCGGAATATGCTTCACCTCACGTGGCACACGATACGGCATCAACGGCTTGTCCTTGACCTTTTTAGGTGCAGCAGCAGGAAAACGACCACCGGACGGCAGAGGTATCTTGTTGATAGAAGCAATAAAGTCTTGCTGTTCTTGCAATTGCTTCTTTGTCAACTTGCGCTTTTTGGACTTGCTGTATATGCGGATCATCATAACAATACCATTATATCAAGGGTTGAGCCACTTGTCAAGAGGTAATCTTTTCTTTTACCTTTGTGATATGCTTACATTTGTTGTGATATTTGAAACCAATGCAGGAACAAGAATAATGCTTTTCTGACAATGTTACAATATATTCACCCTTTGAACCGGCGACTTTGAACTTGCGGATATTTGTTGTCGAACCTTTAAGTATTTTCAGATCGACAACATTTGCTAGATTGATAACAGATATTGGAAAATCTTTATTATCAGTTTGTAAACAGAATTCGTTAGCAGAAAGCCAACGGTAGGGATTGACAACAACACCAGTAAATGTTGTCGATTTAGTAATATATTGACAATTTATGGTAACTGTCGAACCAACAGAAGGCAGAGTTTTCATAGTAATACTATTATACTAGAAACTCCACCTTTTGTCAAGTGCTTATCAATTAATTAAGGTACACCATATGCAATAACCACAATACCAGAACCACCTGTTTGACCTGTACCATTTGGATCATGTCCACCACCACCACCGCCACTATTTACAAGTGCATTTGGTTTACCAGAAGGTGCTGAAAATAAAATTCCGCCTGGCGCACCACCAAATTGCGGATGTGCAACTCCAAAATTAGCCGGGTGGCTAGGTGTTACTAGTCCTCCTCCGCCGCCGGCATAACCAACATTTGAACCGGTTATTGTGGAAAATATCCCTATTCCACCATTACCACCCGATGCTGTTGCAGGACCTAAAGGGGCTGGTGCTGAGGCATCAATACCTATGCTTCCAGCGCCGCCGCCACCACCAGAACCACTGCCGCCAGGGAAGAAGTAGTTTCCGGCACCACCATTATTACCTTCTGAAGGACTGTAACCACCTTCATTTCCAGGACCACCCGTTCTAGCACCACCCCAACCATCGCAAGCACCGCCACCACCAGAACCACCTGCTTTTCCAGAATTATCCGGTGAATTGACGCCACCTTGACCACCACCAGTTGACCAAAATCCGCCTAATCCAGAAGGAGTGATAAAGAAACCACTGTTGGAGCCCTTTGTATTAACAGCACCTCCACCACCAACAGCAACGCTATATGTTGTGCCGGGAGTTACAGGATATCCAGTGCCCTGACGGAAACCACCTGCACCGGCTGCACCATTAGTGCCTCCGCCGCCACCCGCAACAACCAAATAATCGATAGACGATACACCAGTGGGAACTGTAAATGAAGATGCGCTTGTAAATGTGACTCTTTGAGTGGTTGAATATTTAATAACTATAACACCAGAACCTCCACCACTACCAGCCGTGCCCGCTGGACCTTCACCACCACCTCCACCGCCGCCTTTATTTGCAGGAGGAGTTGTTGCAGTCAACGGTGTCGATGGATGTGCAAGAGCGCCATTAGCGCCGCCATAATCAGTTTGACCGTTACCACCAGCAGCATATACAATTGTGGGCGCCCATACATAAGCGCCTCCACCGCCAGCATAACCTACGTTTGCACCTGATATAGAAGAATATACTCCTATGCCACCATTACCACCCCAAGGTGCTGCTGGTCTCATTCCATTAAATCCAGTGCCACCAGCGCCGCCACCACCGCCGCCACCTACGTTAGTGCCGCCGGGATAACCACCACCAGAACCACCATTATTTCCTTGTCCCGGAGTTCCTAAACCTCCACCATAAGGACCACCATAACCAGTAAAAGCACCACCACCACCAGAACCACCAGATGTACCTTGACCACCTGGTGAATTATAACCACCACGGCCACCACCCGTAGACCATGTTCCTCCAGCCCCAGTTGAAGTGACAAACAATCCACTATTTGATCCTTCTAACGCAAACGCACCGCCAGCACCAATGGAAATTGTGTATTGTGTGCCTGGAGTTACTGGAAAGGAAGAAGATGTTCTAAAACCACCAGCGCCGCCGCCACCGTAGGCACCTCCACCACCACCGGCAACAATCAAATACTCAACGACCGTGACACCATTAGGTGCAGTCCAATTAGATGAAGAATTAAAAATAGTGACAACTGCATTTGCTCTGCTAATCAGTCCACTGCGTCTGGTCAATCCATAAGAACCAATTGAGCCTGCACCTAAAGAAGCAAGAATAGGAGGCATGTTTTAACCCAATCCAAATAAAGTATTTCCCGCAATTACAGTATACGCATTTGCTGCCGTTTTAAAAATGGAGTAACTGAAAAGATTTATTTCACCATTTGTAATGGAAGCAAGTACGGGTTTCGTATTTGCTGCATAGAGTATACAATTAGGAGTACCAGCAAAATCACCAGCTATTAAACCACCATCAATGTATAAGTTTGCGGAGTGTCTTTCTGTTCCGTGTTTTACAGCTATGGCAACTGAAGTAGTTTCACCAATCGTTGTTGCGGAATCAAAAGTATGTGTGCTATTTGCACGAAGATTAAAAGTTACATTGGCTGTAGTGTTGGCATTAAAGAAGTATACTGTACTATTAGAAACGTCAATATTAACGTTACCGCCAACGGCTATTGTAGAGATATTGGCTTCTTCTAAAACACGTGTCAGAGAAACACTGAGGTTTTGCGCCAACTTTGGTGAAGTAATGGCAGCATCAGTTAGTTTTGGTGTGGTAACATTGGCATCAGCCAGTTTTGATGTGATGACATTAGCATCAGCCAAAGCACCAGATAAAATTCTTGTTAATGGCATAGTAATCTCCTATTCGCTTATTTATACGAACAGGAGATTCGACCTTAACCTTTAAGAAGTTGTTGAGTGCCTTCGGAACGCAGGTCTTCCTCAAAGTCCTGCATGTTCAGTCTAGCCAGTTCAGACCTCAAACTATCAAGTTGAACTCTGTCGAGATTAGACTCGGCTATTTTTGCTTCAAGGTCTGCTATACGTTTTTTGATTTGATCTCTATAGGACATAATCTTTTTCCTGCTTGAGCAAGCGGTAGAGAGATTTATCATGATGCTTTTGATTCTTCAATGGCTGATTCTCATACTGCTCACGGTTCTTATGAAATTTGGTTTTTTTCGGTTTCTGAAATTTCTTACCGCCAGACAACATATTTATTGCTCCTAAAAGATAATATCTGCAATACCATATTCTACCAAATCTTCTGCGGATAGCCAAACGTCAGTTGGTCGCAGAAACTTGGATTTAACATCCTTGACTGACAGTTTTGAACAGTCAGCAAGAATCTTTGCCATCTTGTGATGATACCTGTCACACTCTTTAGCATAAGCCCGCATGTCATGATATTTGCCACCCATTTCATCATTGAATTGGTGAATCATGATTGTCGTGTTCTTACCTACTGCACGATAACCTTTTTCACCAGCAGCAAATATCACAAATGCGGCACTCATTAAATTGCCATATGCAAGTGTACGAACAGGTACACCCACACCTAGCATTAAGTCAGCAAGCCCTATCGCATCGCCTAAATTGCCACCTTCAGAGTTAATGTGCAGTGTCAGTGGCTTTTCAATCTTATTGAACTTGGCATAAAGCAACCAGCGTGATGCTGCCTCAATATTTGTTGGCTCAATGCTACCAGACAAAAAATGGGCATAGTGTTCAAATTGTATTTCGTTCTCTTTGTCGCTCATACCAATTATATGCCGTTCTCAAAATAGATTTCAGATTGTGTTTGGGTTTGAATTTCAGATATTCTTTGGCCAAGTCAATATTGGCCACAAGTTTTGATGGATCGCCTTCTCTTCTTTTGCCAAATTCGTAGTTAATGTCAAGTTGAAGTTCGGACTTTGCAGTGTTAATAACCTGCAAGATAGAATAACCTTTGCCTATTCCTAAATTGAACAGCGTGGGTTGATTGTCGTATTTTGTTTGAAGATAGTTGTCTGCTAACACATGAGCATCTGCTACATCGGAAACATGCACAAAATCACGAATACATGTACCATCAGGTGTATTATAATCGTTACCATTTACAATAAACTCCTTTTTATTATTTAGACTTTCGAACATTAGCGGAATCAAATGTGTTTCGGGTTCATGCATCTCACCCATCTCACCATCTGGATCGGCACCTGAAAGATTGAAAAATCTAAAAATAATATGATTTGCTTTTGAATCACGAATCGCACACTCAGCAGCATACTTACTGTTTGCATACGGATTGTTATTTCCTACTTCGGCTTTTTCGGAGAGTGTCGTAAACTGAGGACTATAAAGACCGGCAGTAGAAGAATAAACAATATTCCTAACATTGTAACACCTCATAAAATTTAGTAGATTGCATGTACCGCCAACATTGACATCCCAAAACAGTTCGGGAGATGTAACCGACTCACCAACTTCAATACGACCAGCAAGATGAAAAACGATATCGGGTGTCCAGTTTACAAATACTCTAGACAAGTCTTGATATGTCCGAATATCACCAGGACAATAAACATCCCAGTAAATATCGCTCTGCGGTGTTTTGATATCAAAGCAGATTGTAAAATAACCTGCTTTTCTTAATGCTTTTGCTAAATGTGAACCAAGATAACCAGAACCACCCGTTACCAGTGCTTTTCTCATCTATCTCTTTCCGATAAAATAGGATTCTTGATTGGCCAAAAAATATTGAAACGTTCGTCGTTCCACTTCACAGTATATTGTGATGCACGATCATAATATTGATCTAGTTTGTAACTGAATACACATTGCTCTGACATTACCAAATGTGCATTACCATGCTTTGGTGGTAACAACACTTGATAACCATTTCTATCAGACAAAGTAAATTCTTGCCATTGACCATATTGGTCAGAATCTTCATCAAGATTAATTACGATTTGATAGATTGTGCCATGTAAACACGAAACAAGTTTTGTTGTTCTATCGTCGCCATGTATGCCTCGTAATGTATGTCGGCGTGATGTTGAAATGCTGTCAAGAATAAAGTTTACACCCAACTGTGCGTAGTTATCTTTGTGCCATGTCTCAATGTTTGTGCCACGATAATCTTCATGTATAGTGGGTTTAATTAACTTAACACCTTTTAAGTTCGTATCTTCAATTATCATCGGACTTTCCCCAACTCACTTTTAACCATAATCTTTCATGAATATAATGCAGTATTGTTAAAACTATATTTGCCATGATTGCACCAGACCATCCAGCCCATATTGCAGTAACTAATGTGGCAACGACTCTCCATACGACCGCTCTGACTATTGTTCTTTTATGTGTCTCGGTCATTAACCACTCACAATCGTTATGCCAGGTCCCACAACATATTCTTCTTTGAATTGTGTCTTCCAAGGAAAGCCATCAGGATATTGTTTAGCGTTTTCTGCATTTCCTTTTTCAAAGAATTCTGCTGTAACAGAGTTGGGATTGCCATCTAAACGATAGCACAATGAATATTCTCTTGAGCAAGAAAAGTTCGGAAAGTATTGTTTTAGTGCATTGAAGAATTGTCGATCTGCACCCCATTGACCATACCATGCAGCACCAAGTTTACGTGCAATATCTGCTTTCACCATAAACGATGATGTATCAATATGATACGCATCTTTGTTGAAATAGATTGGCCATTGACCTAATGATTCGCAGTTATCTTCAGCAACAAAGTTACCGTCTTTATCTACAATTTTTCTGAGTGAGTATGCCCAATCAACACCCTTTTTGATTCTCTCAACAAGTTTCTCAACATGATTAGGCTCGAACCAATTATCTTCGTCGAGATAACATATAACATCAGCATTGACAAGAAAACCACATGCAGCATATACACGATGACCATACCAACCTTTGCCAATGTTTTCTTCAAGACGGATTGTTTTGATTCGTGTTGCATCTTCCAATTGATACCAGATTTTACTCTCATGTTCTTTACCATCAAGAAAAAGATAATGTGTCAGGTTATCATAAGTTTGTTCTTCGACTGATTGAACACATTGTGCTAGTGTTTCAGACCCAATTGTTGGAGTTACTACCGCTACTTTCATTCCAGTTCCTTAATATCCAAGATGATGAATTTCTTTTGTCACTACCACCTACACCATAGGCAAAGTTAATGCCAGGCACACCTGCTTCTGCATTGTTTGTTTCGTTTCTGTCACCACCATTTGCAAACCAAATTTCAAAGTTGGATAGTATTGGAAGAATTTGTCGATAATGATTCCTAACCTGTTCAAGCAAATCACAAGCAGAGCCATCCGAATCATCAAACTCCCATACTTCATCAACCCAACGAATCGATTCAAGTATTGCCTTGCGTTCACGAATGTTCATGAATGGCTTACCTTTTTTGCGTGTGAGCCATGCATCAGAATTTACACCAACAATCAGTCTATTACCCATGCCTGCCGCTTCACGTAGCATAGCAAGATGACCCGAATGAATGGGATCAAAACCACCAGACACCACAACTATTTTCATATGACTAAATCAGGAAATGCTTCTTTAACTAAATTGGCGGTTAAGTGTTTTACTTTAAATCTTTTTTGTAGTACGTCAAGTATAATGGCAGCCTCATCACGATGTAAGGATTCTACCATAACTAGAAGTTGTTGTGTAGTTTTTTCTGCGGTAAATCCTGGCGGACGCATAGGATGATTCTTGATGAACCGATACATTTTAGGCATCTGCGTATCAAGATAAGCATAGTTCAAACCAGCAGGTTCTTTTGCTGGTCGATACCTATCGGGTAATACAATATCAAACTCAATTGCAGGATTGAATACTAATTGAAGAAAGAAGCGAAAACGTTCATCACCTTCACGGCGTAGAAGGTTTATTCGTTCTTGTTTGGTTGTTGCATTTTCGAACTCCTCAAATATTTCGGAGTATAGTTTTTCAGAACTCATGGTTTTCCATTTCTAAAATTCATCGATAACTTCGATCAGGTTTTTCAATTTATTGGCTATCATGTAATTCATAAAATGCTGTTTGGTGTGACCAGTAGCACTTTCATATGTATCTATAATACTTTTCTGAAGTGGTTCTGGCACTTTAGTCAAATCAATCATCATTTCGTTGCGTTTGTAGTTACGCAGCATTTCACCTTCACAAAATTCTTCTGGCGACTGATTTAGCCAGTTAATAATCTTGGCTTCAGTAATGGGCTTCTGTCGAACACCATTCACAATGCTATCATCAGCAGATAAAATGTTCGGTATACCATCACCCTTATCACCACGAATAATCATTTGCTTCAACTGTACAGCAGGCAAAGGTTCTTTGATAAACTTCTTCAGTATGGGTGAATACTGTTCAACATTGTCGAACTTTTGCAACTGTGCGAAATCTTTGTCGGAAGACAGAATCATTACCTTTTGATGTGCTGAATAACGTATCGTCAATGTGGCGATAATATCATCAGCCTCAGCAGTGTCAACATCAACCACTTTGTATGGTGAATGTTCTTTCAGTTCTTCTTTGATTTTGTGCAGACACTCAAAGATAGAATTCCAATCATGACCAGATGCATCACGTGTTTTCTTGCGGCCTGCTTTATACTGCGGAAAAAATTCACGGCGCCAGTAATTGCGATTGTCACAAGCAATCACAACTTCTGGTCCGTGTGTAGATTTGAATTTTTTGACATAGGTACGAATTACATTCAATATCATGTGTCGCACCAGTGCCTCTTCAACCGGCTTTTTAGATGAGCCGATTTGTTCCATCAATGAAGAGATGGCTACTTGATTGTAGTCAAAGATTATCATTTTACATGTTGTCCTAGGATTGCGCCTTTGAATAAAAATAAAAAGGCGACTCGTAAGTGAAACTTAAACTTACGGTAGTAATAGCCACGTATCGTCATTTTACAGTTCTCAGTAATATTGTATCAGAGTTTATACGACCAGTCAATGCTTTTTCTGCGGCACGAATGTCATTCAGTGTGTTTCGTAACGCAACTTTGCCGGCTTTTAATACTTCTGGTATTGTTACGCCAGGTTTGCGTAATGTTTTACATACCGATTTACTTTCGGCAAAGTTTTGTATTGTTGAACCTTTCACATTCAGACCAACGGCATCAAGTGCATGATAAACACCAAGTTTTCGTGTTTTGGTATTGTACACCCACAATGATGATGCACCAATGATTGTTTTAGGATCAATCGATACAAGTTTCAATTCAGCAAAATCTTTTGCATAGTTCATTTTACCGACAATCTGTTCAGCCGACTTTGCCTTGCGTTTGCGTGGCTTGCGTGTTTTCACCGCTTCACCAGCAAGTTTCATACCGTCAACAATTACTTGGTCGCAATATGCTACCAATTTTTTAAGTTGTGCTTTTGTAAAGTTGGAATATGCTTCTTTGACATCATCATCTTTTGTTGTCAAAACATTATCATACTCGGCACGGCGTGTTTTAAAATGTTCAATTATAAATTTTGTATGGGCGCCTTTTGCATCCATACCTGTCATTGTTGCATAAGGTGAAACATTTGCTTTGAACTCGGATGTTATCAATTCATCAATCTGACCTTCTAGTTCACCAATGCAATCACTTGCTTTTCTTTTAATA